AGTTACTCCTTATGCTACGTAGTAGCGGTGAGCGCCGAAGTTGAACTTAACCAACACTTCAGGGCTTTGAACCAACACAACGGTGCCAGCTACTGCGGTAGTAACCGAAGTAACAGTCAGGGTCGTGCTACCAGTGGTAGTTACAGTCGATGCAGAGCTGAGCGTAGCGCCAGTGAATTGCAGTTGACCATTTACCAAGTTAAACACATCAGTACCGATGGGCAGATATTGTCCAACAGTCAGGCCAGATACAACAACCGAAGTTGCCGAAGCAGCGCCGCCAGACACATAAGTGCAAGACGAACTGATTTGGGTATCAGGAACCAGATTGAGAACACGGAAACCGCCGCCAGAAGCGTTAGCGGAATCAGTTACAACTGCGCCAGCACCGTTACCGGTAGAGGCAGAACCAGTCAATGTGTTACCGACCATGTTTTGTCCAACCAGGATCGACGAAGCTGACGAAACGGTAGTAGACGAAGCAGTGGACATAACAGCGCAACGAAGCACTTGGTCAGGATCATCACCAATAATAGCCGTGATATCGCCAGCAAGGACGCTACCAGGATAGTACTGAGCGTACTGACGTTGTTTCGTCGTGGGGTTTGTGTAATAGCAACCCAGGAACACGCCAACAGTGGTGTTGGTTGTGCTAACAGGGTATGTTGCAATTTGCACATAACCAGCGGTGAGCTTTACAAGATCACCATAGTAAATAGCGGTGCCGTAGTTGTACTGGATCGGAAGGTTCCGTGTTGATCCAGCAAATACCTGACCGCCGATCAGATTTACGGGTTTGTAACCGTAAGCTGCCGAGACAGTTGGATAAGCCATAAAGGACTCCTAAAAATTAAATACCTTTTCCAAAGCTACTCGAAGATTTGCTCTCCCTAAAGAGAGGCATCCGCGCATCGCTTTGACGCATAAGAGTATTGTCCACAGCCTCCATCTGAGCTACTGTTTGTTTATTAACGTAAGAATTACGTTGTTCAACAAAGTCATCAGGAGTTTTGCAAAGCAATAATCCGCCAATTTCAACATTGTCTTTGTATCGACTAGTTGGATCAGCTAACAGTCGGAATCGTGGCTGCTCTTCAAGTGGAACCGGTTCCCATCCTTCACGAAGTTTTCCGGAAAGATTGCGGGGGTCAGCCGCATTCAAAGTTGAAATACGCACCCAACGATATTTGTATCCGGGCTGCTTGTCTGGTTCAGGAAGTAATTCGGCGGGTGCCCACTGCTTAGGGCGCTCAACCATCAGACGTTCCTCAAGCTCACGCGGTTTTCTGTTTTCAGCCATTTGCGGCCTCCAATTTGATTTTCTCTGCAGCAAATTGCTCAGCAGTTAGGTTAAATTTCTTTGCCAGGTTTAGTTCTCCAGTGGATAACTTAACCCGTTTTGAGGACGTAGTCCTTGTAGCCGGTGCAACCACCGAGCTTCTCCGGCTAGGCCGGTCATCTTGTTCCTCTGCATCCCCAAATTTTTCTGGGAACCGCTGTCGGATTGTTCTGTTGATCCTATCATAGTACTCTTGTGATGAAACTCTAACACCCTCGCGCTGGAGCTTAGCGTGAAGCCCCAAAGCCAGACTTGTCATCTCTTCATCTTCCCCAAACCAGGGGTTATCCTGTTGCCAGGCTACCGCCGATGGATCCTCACGTGGTCTTTCGACTCGTGGTTGAGGCGTTTGTACCACATTTTCCTGCCGCTCAACAGGGGCTGGACGGAAGTTTTTGACTTTATCAGCCTTGAGTGTTGCGGATGTAAGACGTTCCTGGGCCTCCATTACCTTGTCGGTATCGCCTGAATCATAGGCTTCCCGATAGGCTTTTTTGGCCGCTTCCATCTCCATTTCCACCGCTTTGGTGACCGAAACAAGAACGTTTTTCTCGCTATTTGACAGGGTGGATTTGAGTTTTTTGTTCTCTTCCATCAGTCGTTTGGCGAACTCAACGGTCTCGTTTTGCTCTCGCAAAGCAGCTTCTTTTTCACGGCGCTCATCGTGCGCCAGCTTCTTCATCTGAACAAGCTTTTTCTTTACTTTGGTAGAGTAATCCTCAAGCTCGTCGTTATAAAGCTCCTCGCGCACCTTTTCAGGCAGCGGGGGTTTATTGCGATCTTGCTCAGGCGTACTATCTTCTACCTCAACAATAATCTTGTCATCTTCCTGTTCATCAGGAAATTTAAATTCGTCAGCCATAGCTGCTCCTTATTTTCGGCGGATACCGCGTGGATCTTCAACTATACCCTCGACAGAGTCATCGTTAATTACACGAAACTCTTTGCCGTGGATAACCAGTCGGGTTCCTGCGTGGGGTCGTACCAAAATGAAATCACCAACTTTGCAGTAAGGGCCAGATGGGAATCGGCTTTCATCCTTATAGCAATCCGGGCCTAAGTCCACAACAAATAAGACAGTTGTGAGCGTCTCTTCATTGCGCATCATCTCTGCGGATTTGATAAAGCTAGACCCTTCAATAGTTTCCTCAACTTCTGGAATTGCGCACAAAATGCGGTAGCCAGACGGCTTTGGTAGCTGCTTGGCTTTTTGTTCTGCAGACTTGTCAAGTATTTGAGACAAGTCCACAGCATTTACGATATCCAAGTTAGTCATCGTCATTAGTTTTGAGTCTTTCCTGTAGGTCTGAGATAAATAGACGCGCAGTGAGCAGACCTTTAACCTCACCACACATCTTCTTGTACTCCGCATAGTCGTTGGCGTTGCCATCCGCCAGAGCTATTTGGAGTTGGGATACTTTGTCTTCTATCTTGGAGATAAGAAGTTGTAAATATTTGTCGTTCATTTAGTATGTCCAACTAGGTTGGTTAATATGCGCTGGCGCTCTAATTCATTGTGAGCATCCATCTCTTCTTTGGATTTTGTTAAATCCCCTTGAATGCGCATCATGTCCGTCTCTTTTTGAGTTTGGATGCGTTCGCGCTCAATCTGCTGCTGGCTAGCTTTTAGCTGTGCATCGACCTGATCCTTCTGCGTCTTACGCTGCTGCTCTGCTCCCTTGATCTGCAGCTCTTGCTGCTGCATCTGGATAAGAGGATCTTGCGCCATTTGCTGAGCTTGGGCCTGCTGGGCTTGGGCTGCATTGGTTTGCATGACCTGCGCGCTGGCTTGGGCAATGAGTCGGGACAGTTGAACTTCAACATCGTCTGGCAGCGGCTCGTCCGGCGGAGGCAGTGGCACGCCCATCTGTTTCTCGACCAGAGTACGGTAGTAGAAGCCAAGATGTTCAGCAATATGCGCCTGGAGTGCAGCCATGATCATATTGGCCTGCGGGTTTTGGCCGATGGTCTTCATTATCATAGGATCTTGCATGAACATCTGGTGGGTTGCAATGTGCGCCTGCTGATCTTGAGTGATAAACGCCTTCATGGGTTTGCCCTTGAGTGCGTTCATGTTCTCGCTTACTGGATCCAGCGGGGTTTCATCATCAGGCAGCGGGACAAGCTTATCTGCATTCTTAATACCCAACACATCTAGCATCTGGCGGTGCAGTTGTGGCAGGTCATAAATTTGAGGAGCTTGCTGGGCCAGCTGTATGACGGCCTGGTACTGCACAATCTTCTGAGCCATCGTTGAGGCGTTGGGATCAGAGACTGGGATGACAGCAACCATGTCGTAGTCAGATTGCTTGGCCTTAGGCGAGCCTTCAACTGGATCATAGTTATAGTCGGGCGGGGTAAAGTCGCGGATGATGTCGCGCAACAGACCCAGCTCCTGTTTGAACGAGTAGTGAATGCGCGCCTGGACGGCAGTCATTACTTTTAGGGTGCGCTCAAGGATAGCCAGGGTCGTACCAACGGGAGAGTTGGCGGACATATCGGCTACTTGGATGTCAGCAGCAGAAGCAAACTTACGGCCTTCATCTACGATCTTATCCAGCAGCGTTGCCAGCACTTGGCTTGGCTCCTTATAAGGAAGAGCCATGATATTGTCGGCAATAGTACCGCTGGGTACGTCAACATCGCGCCATTCTGCTGGGCCGATGGGTGTATCGTCGCCTTTTACGCGAAGGCCACGAGTTTTAAAGCCACCAGGCAGATTAGCCAGTGTTCCAGCGTCCACCAATTGACGAAGAATGGACGTTCCAGACTTGGCAAATGCTCCAACAAGGTGAATAAGACCAAAACAATAGAAACCGAAGCCAGGAACGTAGCCATAATGAACGTAATGTTGGCGCTTTGTATGCAGCTCATCATCTTTTTCCCAGTTACGTCGGATTGCAAGGCATTTCATGCTACCTTTTTCAACTGTAACGATGTAAGGTAGCGCAATTCCTGTAGGCTCTCCATGTTTGTCGGTGTGTTCGTACCCTTCAAGGTCTAAATACACGTTCATTTCCAAGATTTTGTAGCGATCATCCGTCTGGGCGCGGAATCCCATCTTCTCGGCGATCTTTTTCTCTACTTCATCAAGGGTATTGTTGGGCTCACCCAGGTCAATGTCGGCGTAGAAGCCGGCCACTTGTAGTTTGCGCAGCTCATTTTCTGTCTTACGCATCACATGAGTAATACGCGGGGAAGTTTGAAGGTCGGAAGCGCCGTAAGGAACAACCAAATCCTCTGCCGGCACAAAAATAGATGTCTGACGGTCAAGGCTAGGATCAAAGTAGACCTTTTTAAAGGCATTACCAGAGAGACCCAAGCCCCACAACATACGCTCATGCTCAGGACGGAACTCAGTCATTACGTCCGTCAGCTGGTAATTCATGTCTTCAGCCACCCGGGTGGCGGCTTGCTTCTTTTCTGGGGTTTCTTTTCCAATGATCTGGGTCTTCACCGGCCCTGCTGCCGGGAAAGTACTCATCATGATCTCGGCCTGGAACTTAACAATGGCCTCAGAAAGCAAAGGATGGTAGACCCCGCACGCTCCAATCCAAGGATCAGCACGTTCTTCAATCTTCATACCCAGGAGTTCAAGACCATCAGTGTAGGTCTGCATCCAGTCTTTGCGTGAGTTAACGTCATCTTCAAAGTCAGACATCAGGTCAGAGACAATACCAGTGACAACATCATCAGGTAAGTGTTCAACCAGGTTAGCATCAAAGTCATCTTCAACACTACCTATCTGGATCTCAGTATCTCCGGCATGGATAGTTACTGATTCAGGATCCTCAATCTCAATTTCAATTGCGCCCTCATCGGGAGCAAGTGATTCAAGACCCATAGGGGCGGCGTAGAGTGACTTTTCAATGGACATACTAATCCTTAGTAATAAGATACCTTGCGCCTAAACGAACGAATCTCATCTTGCTCGTCCGTTTGTAGGCGTATAAAGCCGCCTTTTCTGAACCTGATTAATGCTTGGGTAGCGGAGTCAACCAAGTCATCATGGTCTGAGTTAGGGAAAGCGGCCATCTCTTCCATAAGCTCATCAGCCCAACGGGTAGAAGGTGCCCATACTTTGCCACTAGCAAACAGATCAGATACAGAGTTAATCCTCACCATCTTATCATTACCCCTGCTCGGCGTAAACTCCTGGACGGGGATCCCCATCGCGCGTAATTCAAATATCAGCGGGGCACCCGAAGCTTTTGCCTCAACAATAAAAGCATCCGGCTCCCATTCTTTGTAATGGTTAAAGGCTTTTTCCTTTAGCTCTGGAAACTCCATCCGGCGCTTAAAGGCGTCAAGCAAAATAATATGGGCATCATTTTCGTTCTCGTTTAAATAAAACACCCCCCAGGTCGTGCAGGCAGAATAGTCAGCCCGCTCCGATTTTAAAAATGCGGTATCCCAGCTTTGGATAATAAATTCACACCTAGGGGGCTTATCCTCTTTCCATTCTTTCCACCACTCCCTTTTTACAATAGCCCCCTCCTCAGAGGTCGGGCTTTGTTGATACTGGGCGTTCCATTTTGAGGCGGGTAGTTCAGAGCGCAGCGCTTCAAGCTCCTCCAGTTTCCAAAACTCAGGCCATAAAGGTTTATTGCTAGGAAGGATCGCGGGGAAGTCAATCACCTCCCAGTCGTCGTTTCCTTCTTTATCAATAGAGGACTGGAGGATTCTTCCGGTCAGGTCGCGCTTGGCCCAGCGGGTCATAACGACAACAATCGTACCTCCTGGCTGAAGACGTTGTCGAGGGCCAGATGTGTACCACTCGTAGACTTTGTCAAAGACGGATGGGTCGCCTGCGGCCAGGGCAGCTTCTTGTTCAGAGTGCGGGTCGTCAATGATCAGCAGGTCGGCGCCTTTACCTGTTACAGTTCCGCCAACGCCGATAGCGAAGTATTCTCCGTCCTTATTAGTAGACCAACGACCGGCCGCCTTGCTGTCTTGCCGAAGATTCACGTTAGGGAAGATCTTGGCATACTGTTCACTCCCGACAAGGTTCCTGACCTTACGCCCAAACCCCACCGCCAGCTCGGCTGTATTAGATGTCTGGATGATTTTCTTGTTAGGGTATTTACCTAAAAACCAGGCCGGTAGCATATAGCTGGCGAACTCGGACTTGGTATGGCGGGGAGGCATATTAATGATCAGGCGTTTAATTTTCCCGCTCACAACGTCCTCAAACTTACGCGCCATCACTTTATGGTGACGCCCGTCAATAAACCCCGGCCACATTGTCCGGACAAACTTTAAAAAATCTACCTGGGCCTCTTCTCTCAGCAGACTTGACCGGTACTCATCCAGCTCGTCAAAGAAAGCCTCCTGCTCATTAGACGGCAGAAGGGAGATGGCCTTGCTGATCGCGTCAATGTTCATATGTTGCGCATCGACAAATAGCTCGGCCGCACACTCCTAGCACTCCTGCTCATCCGCTTACAGATCCCAAGATCACACAGCTTCTTCACAATCCGATGAACATTCCCGCGCCCCTTGTCGCCTGTCTGGTACATGATATCGTCAATAGACGGCCCATACCCAAAGTTCTTCCAGTACTCATCTATTACTAGGAAGACAGTCCTCTGCTTTTCGGTCATCTGATATTCCTTCTTCTTAACAATGTAGGGGCTGGTAGGGTGCTTCATATCAATAGACAACTATAACAGTGTTACAGTTAAAGTCCTTAAAACAACTATAACAGCTGTTACAGTTGAAAAAAATATATACCCCCCACCCTTTTTTACATGGATTCAAAGGGGGCCTCTTCTGATTTTGGAGGAGATTGTTTGAGTGGAATAGTATGTAATGACTCCCCTGCGCGCGGCTGGCCCGAAAGCGGGGCCCCCTCTCCGGTGGGGTCGCTGGTGGCGCTATCGTCGAGGGCCTGGGGTTCGCTGGCTGCAGCTGGAGCCTGGGCGCCTCTGATCTCTGCCAGCAAATCCAGCGCATCATCAGGCACTATGTCGGCATCGATGGTCACGGTCTGCAGCCTGGATAGCAGGCGGGCGCGGATATCGTCCGAACGGTTGACGGTCGTGATCTCTTTACGTTCAACGAAGGCACCCACTTCGAACAGAGAGCCCAGTAGTTTCAAGCATTGGACGCGGGACGCTGGGGGAAACTCATCATCTAGGGAGTGCTGCACCAGCTGCTGCACCAGCAAAGCCTTTAGCTGAGCCGGTGTTCGGTGTTTCTCCGCCTCTATCGCCAGCTTGTAAGCTTGTATCTCGCGGGCCACCATTGGGTTTTTTGCCACCGCATACGGTTCTGTGACTATCGTGGCCGGTGTAGCGTCTATTTTGTAGCTCTCTCTGTACGCCTGGGCCTTACTCTTTCCCATCGCTACAGCTCTCGCAAATTCCCTTTGCTTGGTTGTGAGCTGGGGTTGTTTCCCCTTACCACTACTTAGCAGCGTCTCTACTGGGATCGTATCT